TCAGAAGTTCTTACATCACCGGCAGAACCAGTCATCCAAGTTTTATATCTTCTGTCCTCAGACTCAGACGCACGATATCTTACGTGTAAGAACGGACGCTGAGCGTTTTTGCCAAGAATTTGGTCGTAAACAGTTGTAGAACCAGCAGGTACAAGAATACCGTTGATGTTTCCAGCTTTTACGCCTCCTCTCATAGTGGCATCGTTGAGGTATTTCCAGTCAGACTTGTAGAAGTCATATCCTCTGCGGAATCCTGTGAATCCGAGGTTCAATGCCATCTCTTCGTCGTTGTCGAAAAGACCGTAAGAAGTACCACCTACACCATAAGAGTTCTGAGCAGCAAGCATATCATCGATGTCGAAAGAGAACTGTCTGTTCAAGAACAATACGTTTTCTTCGATAGCACCTTGCTTGTCAAGAACCTGAATGATAGAGTCAAAGTCAGAAAGAGTAGTTGGGTTACCACCGCTCCAAACGTTTCCTCTATTCTCTACTGCGTGGAATAATCCCTCAGAACCACCTGTTTGTGCTAATGAAGCTCCAGCAGGTAATGAAGAGTATGCAGTAGTATTAGGAGTTACAGCTGTTGTAGCACCAGAACCAGTTTCCATAGGAACAGCCTCAACCATAGCAGTCTCCAAGTAATCTTCGAAACGAAGTCTTGTTTCGTGCTCTGATTTTAGATACCATAGGTAACCTGTAGCACCATTCTCAGTTGTAACCTCTACCCATCCGATTTGAGCCATGTCAGAACCGTTGACAGCATATCTGTCTTTTAGAATGATTGGCTTGTTTTCGAAGATGTTATCTTCAGCTTCGATAGAGCCATCCATTCCTGTGCTTCCTTTTCCAAACTCAGAACCATAGATGAATGCAGTTACTGTAGAACCAGTAGTGATTGAAGGAGTAGCAGCATAAGCAGCAACAGTAATCGTAGCACCAGATACACCAGTTACAATAACTTTATCAGTTTTGCTAGAGCCAGCAGCCTCATCAGCAACAACAAGAGTTTGTCCAACTCTTACTGGAACAGATGAAGGAGAACCAGCTACAACAATGTCAAATCTTGCGCTAGCCGTACCAGCACTAACAAAGTTGTTAGCAGTAGCACCTTCAAATTTAACGTGGAGACGACCCTGCTCTGCCCATTTGATAAGGTCAGAGTTAGTTGGCATCTCAGCACCTACCATTCTCATAAAAGAAGCAACGCTTCTGTTTCCATATCTCTCAAATTCCTTCTCATAAGTATCAGGTAGATACTGGTCTAAGAATTTGAAATCGTTGATGTAGTTAGATGCCAAAGCAACTTTACTACCGTGTGGGGTTAATGCAACAGACCCCGCCTGTAATGATCCAGCCATTTTTTACGTTTTACGTTTTTTTGTTAATACTTTTTATCGTTAAGCCCCTGCTTCGACCTGAGTCTACAGCACGAACTTTGAATCCTCCGTCAGAAGTTACCTTTGGCGTTTGACGAACATCCATTTTGATGTTTTTCGCACGCTTTGCGTCACCTTCTATAGCCTCGGCTCGCCCTTGCTCATAAAAGAACTTGGCGAATTTATCAGGATTCATGGCTACTGATAGTGCTCTGTGATAACCCGCAGAATCTTTAATTAACCCATCATCACCTATAAACTTACCAATGAAGTTATATACGTCAGACTGAGCCTTTTGCAAATCCCTTGCGCTACCTGGAGAAAATGTGTAGGCCTTTTCATCAATGCTGAAATCAAAACCTTTGAAATCATCACCGAAAACCTCAGAAGTTTTCTTGCTGAACCACTCGGCTCGCCTTTCCGCTTCCTGTCTCTCGTTTTTGGCACTATTAAGATACTCTCTATAATCCTCTAAAGCCTTTTTATCCTCATCAGACAAAGATGCGCTTGACTCAAGCGGTGCTTTGTATTTTTCCCTTTGAGCATTAAAATGCTTTTTGGCTTTAGCGAGTTCCTTTTTTCTTTCTATTCTTTTTGACTTTAATTCTCTTTCCTCCATCAAGTCTTCGTCTATATGAAATTTATCATATATCATATCCTCAATGTCAGACTTATCAAGCCCCTCTTCTGTTTCTGAGTAGTAGCTAAAGAGAAGTTCGTCCTCATCCATTTCTTCAGAGGTTCTATTTAGCCTAATAAAGTCATTCATTCCCCTACCAGTTTCTTTTTTATACTTGTAGTAGGCCGCAACGTCTTCGGGCAATTCCTCTATCTCCTCCCTCTCAGCAACTAACTCATCAAAAGAGTCTATTTTTTTACCATATCTTTCAGATATATATGAAAGAACATCTTCGTCACTAAGTGACTTTTCTTCTTCAACTTGTTTTGGCTCCTCCGCTTCCTTTTCAGTTGTTTGTTCCACTGAAGCAGCCTCAACAGGTTCATTAATTTTAATTTCTTCTGCTCAATCTCTTGGGTTGACTTTGCCTCCTCAGAGCCAAGGTCTCTTACTTTGATTTCCATAAATTAAATTTTACTCAAAATTACTACTTTCTTCCATATTGAAATTTTTGAGCATATTAGGGAATTGGATACCCAAGTTCTTGTCATTATCCTCAAAACTCATTGGTGGAAGATTATTTTTTCTTTGATTAATCAATTTTGATTGTTGAGTGTTTTGTCTATCTATTCTTTTTTCTTTTCCCGTTTCTTTAACTCTATCCCTTTCATCTTGTTTTGACTCTCTCAACTCTGCAATTTGATAATCAAACTCAAACTGCCTAGCCATAAGCATTGACTTTATCTCTGCCTCACGCATAGCCTTCTCCATTTCTATTCTTGCCTCGTAAGCCATTTCTTTGGCACGTATTTGTGATTCTATTTCTTTTTTCTGAACCTCCATCTGCATAGCCAACTGCTGTTGTTGCATTACGTTTTGTGATTTAATCTGCTGTTGCATAGCAATATTCTGTTGCTCTTTCTCAGTTTTCTTGGTCTTTTTAACTTTTAAAAGTTGATTTGCAATTTTGGTGTTTTTTATTTCCCTAATATCAATTGCATCATCAAGCCCAATATCACCCTTTTGAATGGCTATTTGAATGTTTTGTTCGAGCTGCGCTTTTTCCTCTTCATCAGGCGCAACGTCTACAAAAATTCCAAAGTCATACATATAGTAATCTGCAATGTCTTTTATTATTTCAGACTTGTGCCTTCCAACTTGCATTGCTAATTCTTCAGCATGCTCCATGTACTCCATAGCATCAGACAATCGAATAGATATTGCTTGAGACAATTCTCTTGTAACAAAATGAGAAGCATCAAGAATGTGCCTTGTTGCAGTGTTTGAATTAGCCGCGGCTAGTTTTTGAACCCCAACTAAGGCATTTGAGTCAGGGGTTGATCCATCCCTAGCCTCATTTAACCCAGTCACATCCCTAATCATTCTTAGGTAGTGATTGTAGTTGTTTATTAGGGCAGACATTTTTTGACCCCCCGAATGACCAGTAATAGGCTGGATAGGAACTCTAGCGTTATTAAAGTCTCCGTCTTGGGTAAATGAACGCCCAATAACAGACCCTGTTTGGAAGTATAATCTCAATGCGTCTTCAGGATTGTATGCCGCTCCTGTACCCAAATCAACCTCATTGAGACCATCCGCATCAATAAAGACTCCGTCTGGAGTCATTCGGTTCATAACCTGCTGTAGCTTGAGGTGTGTAATCTGAATAAGGTCAGCAAAGGGAATCATTCTTCTTACCAAAGACTCTACATTCCCCTTATAAACTCTAGGCGCAACAGCGACATAGTTTGGCATTGCGTGCTGAGAAGCAGACTTAGGCCTAACCATATTCTCCATAAGATTCCACTTGAGAATAATGTTCGTACCCATCACCATAACACCCTCGTACCAAACATCAATAGTCTTCTCTACAACCTCAAACTTACCATCCTCAATCATATCCTTTGGAGGATTAAAGTCAGATGGCTTTTCAATCATTCTAACAGAACCGTTATCCCCTACTTTCTTCTTGTACTTAAACGTGTTCGTTGTTTTATAGTTAAAATAAAGTAGAGTTGCAGTGTCTTTTCTAAAGGTATCATCCCCATAGGTGCTAGGCTCATTATTGTAATCATAAAAGCCGTAACTATATTCTGATATCTCAGACAGGTCTTCGTTAGTTAACGATGGGTCTATTTTGCGCAACTCATTTACTGGAACGGTTTTAACCTCTCCCCAATAGAAACAATCTTTAAAGTACGGGTCCTCAGTGTAACTATGTATAACATCAGCTGGATCAACATACTTTACATCAACCCCTGACCCCTCATTAAACTCGTGCTTCGCAACACCCATACCTAAAACAGCAATATCGTAGTTGATTCTTCTTTTTAGGTCTTCGTAAAAGTTATCCTCCAGTATAGTAGATATAGCAGTTTCAGCAGCAATCTCAATAGATGGCTTGTACTTTAACTGCATAATTAAATCCAGCTCTTCGTTATTATTTGGCAATTCCTCCTCATTAAAATTGTAGGGGTTTACACCAAACTTATCAGATATATTGTCAAGTATTGGTTTTGCCAACATTTCCGCTCTAAGACGGTTTTGGTATGTGTTCCTTTTGTGTATTGAGGTTGGATCCTGAGCCTTTACTTTGACGTCAAAAATCCTATCTGTCATTCCATTGACAACGATATCAACAAACTTAGGTATAATAGGAACAGGTGTCCAGTCTAGATTTAAATAACTAAGGTCACCATCAACAGCAATCTCTTTTTTATACTTAGATATAGACTGCTCTCCACGAGCGTACAATCTCATTTTATGAAACTTTCGATACCTGTCATAGTATCTGCCCCGATTGCCATCTTTTCTAAACCACTCGTACTGTATTGATTGCCCAATCCTCAAACCGAACTCAGGAGTTGCTTTCTTTTCATCAGAAACAAACTGGTCGGGGAAATAGGCCGATGGTATATCTACATTAACTTTCTGCATCTATCTTAATAATTGGCTATTGCTACCCTTGTTATTATACCTTGCAAAGTTAATCTTTATTTTTGATTGTTTTACTTCAGGCTTGTAAAGGTGTTTTTGATTGGCCATAATCGCTAGTCCCGAACTAATTGACGCATCATACTTTGTTCTGTTGTTTACATCAAACTTCGCCCAATCCTCTAGAGTTTTCACAAAAGGCATTGAGCCTATGTCTCCAGCCTCTCTATACTCTCCCATCATATCTAACCCCACATATTTTTCAATGTAAGACTCTATAGCTGATGCGTGAGCCTGTTTTATGTCCTCAGATGAGTTCGGTATACCCCCTATCTCTCTCTCGGTCTTAGAGAGCTTGTTAGAGGCCTTGTCGGGCCTGTTCATAGAAAACGCCCTATAACCTCTATTCTTAAAGTGATATAGCAACCTTGCCTTGTTGTTCTCCGCAAGTATTGGCATACCATAAAATACGCAGGCCATTAATACGTCCTCAAAAAACATTTCTGCTGTTTGTGGCCTAGCAATATACTCTAGAAAGAACTCATTAGAGGGGCCCTCGTCCATATGAAATTTAGTAAGCCCATGAAGCGCACCATTAGACGCTCCGCCACCAACAGTTCCTGATATATCATAAGGGTCGCACCCAAAAGACCCCATGTGCTCGTTGCCTGGATATCTCCTTCCGCTCCTTATAATTACATTGTTCTGCAAGTGTGCTGGAGGAATCCAAGACAGCAAAAACCTACCGTTATTATCGGGGCTCCAAACCACTTTGCTATCAGGACCATCTTTCCAATAGAACTTACCCCTTGTGACGAAATGCTCTTTTATTACAGAATCGTTATAGTCTATCTGCTGATATATCTTGGTAAGATTAAATATGGATGACTTACTCTCATCCCTAAAGGCGTGCGACTCTGTTCTTGGGAACTGACGGTAAAACTCATTTAA